CTTACCGGGGAAATACTCGCCCATACCGTGTCTATGGTCTTCCAGTCATATTTCCAGCCCTCGCCGTCAAACATCCGTTCTCTTTTTTGAATGTTCACTCGATGCCTATATCTCGCCATCAGCTACACCCCCGGGAGCTTACGGTACGGCCACAAGTCTCTATATTCCTCGGCATCCCAGGCTTGGGCGTGGCCCTCAAAGTTTTCCTGGCGCAACCCTTCACCCCGACGCTGATACTGTCTGGCCACACGGTTCATGATCCAGATCTCAACCTCTTCCGGAACAGGGTCATCTCCGAAATCGTGGTTTAGATACCGCTCCGCAGCATTGGCCGCCCCGGCCAGCATCCGTTGCAAGACAACATCTTCCGCATCGTGGTCTATATGCAGGAACAGCTTAACCTCTTCAATTGTCAGGGTTATCTTGTCCTTGAGTGCCATTTCCTACCATCTCCTTCAGGGCCTTCTCTGCAGCCTCCTTGCCCTTTACCTTGCTTCCGTCCGGAAGCTCATACCAGCCGCCACCGGTATGCTTGATTTGCGGGGTAACCACCTTAGTCTCGTATGTCACCCTCACGGCAAGCCGCCGCTTTTCCAGTTCCCTTGCCATTTCCTCGCGGGTTTCAAACTCATTCCCACGAGGGATGCGGCCCCCCGCGGGCATTAGAAATGTGCGGAGGGCCTTCATCCTCACAGTCATGATTTATCACTCCTGACCTTAGCAGTCCATTCATTAAGAGTTATCCTGTCCTCCAGCTCCACCATTTCCCGGTGCATTTCCACCATTTCCCTGTGCATTTCCCGGTGCTTCATCGAAAGTTACGGCCACAAAAGACTCTGGTCTGAAAATAGTGAAGGCCAGGCGCTCTTCGGCCAGGATTGCAACCATGTTTTTGATGAAGAAGTCATCGTGCTGCTCGGCAACCCGTATGGTGGTCTGCTCACGATCCCAGAGCATGGCACCCATACGGAAAGCGCCCAGGAGACATTCGCCCTCCTGGATTGCCGTGGTATCAACTACAGGCACCCTCCACAGTCTGGACTGGCCGCCTTCGGTGACAGATACCCAGATATAGCGTCCGTCAGTACCTTTGGCTAGCTCGATGTCCTCCCAGTCCTTCGGATGCAACACGATACCCGTCACCGGGTACTCGGCTACCCTTGCCAGGGTGATTGCGCGACGGATAGCGTCGATTTTAGTGTCACCCACTGCACCAGCAGACCAGCTGTAGGTCTGGATGCCGGTATGGGTCATGATACCCTGCAGGTTAGCACCGCCGGCACCGTACAGGATTTGTTGCTCCTCAGCTTGATTCAGCCCGTATATTAGCCGCTGGTCCACATAACCTCTCAACTGGGGCGCATCGGCAAGAATCTGCCGGCTGGCCGGTATCCAGTGGGCAATAGTCTTTACCGATTCAGTTTTGAGATTGAACGACAAACCAGACTGCGGCTTGGCTTGTGTCTCAGGAACAACGGCAGCAGAGTTCTGGAATCCTACTTCCTCAACATATTCAATGGCGTTGCTAGTGGTGGTAGAAGTGGCAAGCAGTTGCCGCAATGTCATCGGCCGGTCAGGCGCAGCGATTACCTCCGGATACCGATACGGCACCACCAAAGCACCGGCAGAAGCCGAGTCGGAAGTCAAGGGCTTAACCAGCACCGGATCGCAGTAGTTGACATTGCGCTCAATCATTGCCTTGTACTGCTCCGACTCCACAAACTGCTGTCCAATGGACTTCGCAGTTTCGCCATTGGCGTAACTAGGCCGCTGGCCGGCCTTCTGCAGCTCGATTATTTCGTTATTAAGCTCGACAATCCGCTTGTCCAGTTCATCAATGGACTTAGCCGTCTTTGCAGAGGTTTCCCCCTGCGTCTTAATCTCCTCGGCCTGCTTATCAAGTTGGCCTTTCAACTCCTCCGCCGTCTTTTTAAATTCAGCTAGAAGTTCTTTCAAATCCATTTAGCCCACACTCCTCAAAGATTTTCTAAAGTCTCTCAACTCTTCCAGCACCGACTGGAACTCATCCGGGTCAATGCCTTCTATTTTGGGCGGCTCCTGGCTCTTCGGAGTGGGTTCCCCCGGCTCCTCAAAAGAATTCAGAAGTGCCTGAAGTGCTTTTATAGCATCCTCTATCCTCTGCCGGCTGGCAGTGGTGAGGAAATGCCCTGTTTTGATATACTGCTCCAGCTGGGGGATGCGCTTTAGCAGTTCCTCCAGCTCCCTGCTTTTTACCCCGGTGATAACGGCCTCCTCGTTGGCCGGGAAGGTTACCGGGCTGAATTCATACAGCTTTAGCTCCTTCAGATGAACGATCCGCTTGCCGTCCTCCAGCTCCTCAATTTCACGCTTGACAACGTCATAACCGATAGACAACCGGTCCACGACGCCGTCTTTCATTAGCTGTAACCTGTCCTGATTCTCTCTGGTCTTGGACGCTTAGGGACCCCCATTGGGTCGTAGTGCTGCCACAACACTTTGATCAAGTTTTTTGGCAAGCGTTCTTGGATTGTTTTTTTGAACGCTCCCTTTTCAACTATATCCCCGACCAGATCTTCGTTTCCAAAGGTGCTTGCGTACCCCTCAAACTCATATTTCTCCAAGTCCACCTTCGCCTCGAAGGGAAAAGATTTTCTTTCCAACTACCCTACCTCCTAACTTCAAAGGTTTGCAATCGTTTCTGATACCACGCCCAAAGCATTTTCCCTAATCTGTTCTTCTAGAAGCCTAATAACTGTATAGCCATGTTGCTGTAAATAAAGGTTTTTCCTTTCATCCCTTTCAACAACCTCGGGCAATGAATGCCAATAAGCCCCATCACACTCGATTACTAGATTTTTCGAAGGCAAATAGAAATCCACAACCCACGGACCTATTTGCTTCTGGGTTTCAAACTCCATCCCAAGAGCTACTAACACTTTTTCTACAGTCACCTCCAACGAAGACCTTCGCCCTCCCTGTAATGCTGTGACATATGCTCCGACGCAATTCCTTGAACAAAATCTTCCTTCACCAACTTCAATCTTTGCTGGTTTTGCAAAAAAACTTTCGCCACACCATTCACATGTTTGCTTAATGGACGAAAAAAGCGGGTGTTCTTGTCCTGTGATTGTCTTAAGGTGCTTATGGCGACACGCTATAGAACAAAATCGTGCCCTATCTTTTCTGTGAGGCTGAACCTCAAAACGACTACCGCACGTTTCGCAGACCTTTACCACCGGTTGCTTCTTATTCCAAGCAAGGCGACCTTTTAAGGATTGGGATAACTTGCGACGCGTTTCATCCGTTCGGGGCGGTTTTCTGCTGCCCTTGTGGTAATAGCTTGCTAGGCAAGCTCGACTGCAAAATTTCCCACGTCCATCCTGTAAGCGCATGTCTGTTGTCTCAATTCGGGAACCACATTTTAGACAACTCACAACAATATTAACGCTATTTCTGCTAGCTTCATGATAACAACGTTGTGAACAATATTTAGCTACATCAGCCCTATAATTGCGAACAAAAAACTCTGCCCCACAATACTCGCATTGCTTTAACACAGACACAAACTATCACCTCGTCACATTAAAAACCGTTGTGCAACGGCAGTTAATCGTTTGAGTAGCACTAGCCCCTTCACTACTATCGCCAGGAACCATTACTTTACTGCCATCCGGCAAAACAAATAATTCTTGCTTTCCTACTGCAACACCATCCATCTCTTGATGGTCATCCCGAACCCTATCGTCTCTTGAGGACAACCATACTTTTTGGAAATCTAATCCTGTCTGCAATGCACCAGCAAATGACCCATAGTTGGAGGCACTTACTACTTCAGTCCTGGCGATTGTCATTGCCCTTCTCACCGAAAAGTCCCGGTATTGTCGCTGGAGTCGCTCTGCTATCTCAACCGTGCTGTCGCCCTCCTCAAACCCAAGGGCTATTTGTTGTTTAATCATGTTCTTTGTAGTCTGGCTGATTAGTGTTACCTTTTCAGCCACTGTGGTTTCAATCCATTCCCGGACATTATCCATCCAGGGATCAAACTCAAACTTCCTGCTGGTTGGCCCTATGCTCTTTGACAGGGCCTCGCCGGTTTCCTGGCCAAAGTCCTCCATCACAGCCACATATACCCCGGTCATCAGGGTTTTCCACTCTGTCATTTGTGCATCTATCGCCCCATCCACATCCCGGCCCTGCTCGTATGCTTCGGATACTGCCTTGCCTTCTTCCCTAAACCGCTTGCCCACCAGTTGGGCTACTTTCCGTTCCCAGTTCATCCGGCGGCGGTCAAAGGCTTTCCAGTATGCGGCCTTCTGGTTTTCATCGGATAGGTTCCAGGCTTTATTCTGCCGGGACTTGTCTCCGCCTTCCGGTTCTGGTATTGTCATCCCCGCCGGTAAAAGGCTCATAGGTAGATACCCCTGGTCACCGCCGGGGATATCATTGAAGCCCAATTCAAGCTGCTGGTTTATCTGATTAAACGGTACGCCCATTGCCCATAGAGTTTTGGCCGTTTCGATCTTATCGTGATAATTCTCCTGAATGGCTTCAACATTCGACACATCAAACTCCAGCATCAGGTCGTCCCCGAATTCGGGGGTCAAGGCTAGGTTGAAAGCTGATTGCAGGTCCTCCAAGAACGGGATCACCGTATCCAGCCAGAATATTTTCCTCGCCGTCTCAATGTTTGCCAATGTCGCGTGATCGTATATTCCCACCATCGGCGGCGGCACCTGGAAGATGGCACAGATTTCTTCACGGGTCATTTTCCGGCTCTCGATGAAGTCCATTTCAGCCGGCGAGAGTGACATTTGATGCCAGGTAGCATCCCCGCCTAGCACCCACGGAGTACGGGCATTATCCGCCCCCTGGTGTTGCTCCCTAACCTGCTTCCTGGCTTCTTCCCACTGTTCCCGGGTGAGGGGCTCCTTGAAGCTAAACACCCCGTCCGTAATTGCCCGATTCTGCAAGGCCACTTTGTTCCACGTCACGGCCTCCACATCTGTATCAACGGTCCGGGCTCCGGCCTGCAGGGGCGACATCCCCCAGTACGGATTTGCCGGGTCAATAAACATAACATGAACTATATCTTCAGGCTTTATGCTGTGCTTTACACCGTCTCTCTCGTATTCGTACCGCTCAATGAAATTCTTTTGGCTGGGCACCGGCTTTATTCCATCCGGGCCGATTGGCCAGAGTTCTACCACTGCCCCCCGGACCCGGATCTTCGTCCACAGGGCATTCCCACCTAAATAAAGATGGGCAGTCATCCTTTCGATAAGATCCTGCCCGCTCATGTACGGATTAGGTTTTTTCAAAAGCTCCTCCAGCGGATGGCCGGGCACGACTTCCCATTCGCCGGCTTTTGTCCGCCGGCTGACTACCCACGGTACGCTGGCCACCGCCTTCATTATGCGATGAATACATGCATATACCCACGTGCTGGCCTTATACCCCTCCCGGACGGCTTTATCCGTGCTCCAGTCCGTCCATATTGGCTTCCCACTCTGCCACACCGGCAGTAGCTGGCCGGTGGTTACGCTCTTCATTTCCTGTGGCGATACGCCCAGCAGCCACATGCCTAGGGCCTGGCGCAGACTAATACGTTTTCTCTTCATTCACTCACCTCCTAGGCCCTGCCAATGAAGATTCCTTTTTCCTGGTGCAGCTGTTCAAAGGCCCCGGAAACTGCATCAACCTGGTCGTCATGGGCCCCGTGTGGGAATAATTCTGCTTCATCAAGAAAGTCATTTATCCACGGGCCTCTCACAAGCTTTATGTTCCCTGCCTCTGCCTGAGAACTCACAGGGTTTGCCCTCATTTCTTTAGAACCTGTTGTCCTGTTTCCATAAAAAGTAAAACCGGCTAGTATCCTGCGCCGGTAATGGTCTATCGTATTAACCCCACTGCTGCCGGGCTCCTGCTCCATGTAAATCGTTACTCTCTTCCCGTCCAACTCCGCTGTCTGCTTAATGAGTTTCTCCACACCCTGCGGTGTGGCCCTGGTCCTCTTTATGTCAATAATGTAATATATTCCGTCTTTTTCACCTAATAATGCCCCCGCCGTCCAGTCCGGGTCTTTCCCCGGCTTCGGTTCCGTAGCCGCCAGGTCCCAGTACCGGACCATCCTTGCATCTGCGGGATAACTATCTACAATCCCAAACCACTCACGTTTAAACTTGTTTCCTGCCTCTCTTGCAGTCCAGTCACCTTTCAGCAGCTGTTCTCGGGTTATGGGGTCAAGGTGCATTAAGCTCTTGATATACTCTTCCCGGTCAATATACGGGTTGTCGTCCAAGCTTGCTGGTACAAAAGGCTTGTCCCCCACGATAAACCTCTGTTTTACCCACTCGTGCCCGACACCGCCCGGGTTTGACGCCGCCCGCATCCGGAGCGGTATGCTTGAACCCTCCAGCCGCCGGAGCCGGGAGAATAAGTAACGATATTGGGTTTCAGTAAACTGTGTAAGCTCATCAAAGCCGATGAATTGAAACTCGGCCGACTGATACCTAAACTTATCGTTTTCGCTTTCCAAATAACCGAAGCTCAACGTGGCCCCGGATGGAAACGTCCATGTTTTATTTTTCTCGCTCCAATGCGCTGCTGTTCCTTGCAGCCATTCATGGGCCCTGTCCATGAGTGCCCCCGGCAACGCCAAGTCTGTGTAAGTCCTTCGGAATAAAATAGCAGCATAGCCCGGCACGTCAACATACTGCAGCGCTGCCATTAATAAGGCGTTAGATTTCCCTCCGCCGGCACTGCCTCCAAATAGCACCTCTAAGTCCGGCATAAGGAAAAATTCTGCCTGTTTGGGTGTCGGGTCATGTGGTATCCAAGGGTTCTCCAGTATCGTCGCCCTCATCACTGCCGCAAAATACGCCTCGTCGTGCAAGCTGGCGGTAGACATCTGCGTATTGTTCGATTCGGTGTGTAATGTCGTACTCATACCTCTGTGTCACCTGCCCTTCCAGGGCCTGGCGGTTGGTCGGTTTGCCTGTCATTAACTGATACTTTTCCACCCCCTGGGCTATAGCACCGATAATCGCCCGTAGCCAGCCCGCCTTGGGCTCGTCATCATTGGGTCCATTCGCAATAACATCTTCCGCCTCAGCCACCGCCTGCTGGACCATACTTAATATATCATCAGCCACCTGCTTGGCCCGGTCGGCGACATATTCTCGTACTTCAGCCTTGGCCTCCTCGGTGGCCTGTTCGGCTATCTCCTTTATTTTTTGAGGTGTTCGTTTCGTTTCACTTGTTTCAGTTTCATTGTTTCGTTTCATTTCAGCCATCCAGCGGCCAATAGTTCCTCGAGGAATACCGGTCGCTTTTGCCGCCTCTGTGAGACTGGTAGCCTCGGCCATAGCCAGGGCCTTCTGCTTTTGTTCTGCTGTCCATTTGGCCACTCTTACCACCTGCCCATGAAAAAAGAGCCCGAAGGCTCTTTCTCACTCAATTTTTCGTCTTATTGTATCAGCATTATATTCATTTTTTATTACTGAATCTAAACGTTCCATCCTCGTTCTTTTTACCAGAGACTCATTTTATCCAATCTCTAATTTCCTTTCATGCATTCTAATATTTGCAACTGCTCCAGTATTTCCTCCAGTCTTTTATCAATGCTTTCTAGCACGTTTAGCATGTTTTTTAATAGCTTCTCGTTATCCATTCAGCGCACCCCCCTTCACCTCCATATTTCGGCAAAAGGAGGAATTTTCCTGCAAGTACCAAAATATTTCGCACCCTGCCCCACCCCTGCCTTTCGGTGCGTACACCCTCCGGCCTGTGCCGGCAACCATGTTCCCCAATACAAAAAGCCGCCCTCATGGACGGCTCCTCAGTATGCAGTTTAATATTCTCCACCAATAACAATATAGCACGTTTCATAAGGCCCAAAGTGCAATCTTTGTGCAAAGTTGTTACAACAGTCCCATTTCCTCCGCAATGCTCCTCAGTATCCGATGCCGCCAGTTGTATAACGTCCTGCGCGATATGTAGAGTCGCTGGCAGATGCCATAGTCGGTCAATTTCCTGTCCCAGTACTTCAGTTGCACAAATTTGCGTTGGTCGTCGTCGAGTGTAGCCAATACTCGGGAGATAGCTTCGTAAGACTCAGTCAGCCGCTTGTATCTCTTGGACGTAATCAATTCGATTGTCTTCTCAAGCGTCGGGTCGCCTGGGGTACTTGTCTTCTTGTTGACCTGCACGATCGTAGTCCCATAGCCGGCTTCGATAATATCGGCACTCAACTCCTGCAACTGTTGCTCCATCCACGGGTAGGCATAGAGTTCATTTTCGACGAACCGCAGTACCTCACGCTCGTATCGTTTGTTGTCTCTGATATTGGCCACCTCCTTACCTGAAAGCCTGGGCATCAGTCCCCCGGGTCCAGATGTCTGTGGCGCCACATTCGTTGGTTTTCACCAGTCTACCCCCTATTCCATTACCAGTGTCAACTGCACACTGTTTAACCGCCGCTTGGCTATCTCAATGTATTCGGGGTTCAGTTCAATGCCGATAGATTTCCGGTGGTGCTGTGTGGCCACTAGAAGGGTTGTCCCGCTTCCGGCGAACGGATCGAGCACGGTTCCTCCAACCGGGCACCCGGCTAGGATACAGGGTGTAATTAAGGCTGGCGGATAAACTGCAAAATGAGCTTCAGGGAACGGTTGCGTTGGAACAGTCCACACGGAACGCTTGTTTCGTTTGCCTGCAGCATAATAATCTCTTACTCCCTCCGACCACCTGCCGCCTTTGTAAGAATCGTTATAGCGCTCTTTCGCTTTATTCCTTGGTTTTTCTGCTTTACTCGTATAGGGTTCTGATATAGCCTCATGGTCATAATAATAATGTTGTGACTTGCTCAAAAGAAATATATACTCATGCGCCTTTGTGCATCTATCTTTAACACTTTCCGGTATACAATTAGGTTTATGCCATATAATGTCTTGTCTCAGATACCAACCATCAGCACGAAGGGCAAAGGCTACCATCCACGGGATGCCAACAAGGTCTTTGGGTTTTAACCCTTGTGGCACTTTTTTTAATTTGCATTGTGGGCTGTCTTTGTCTGGAACGTATACTTCCTTTTGCACTTCCTTGTTGTCCCATGCTCCTTTGCCGCTCCCGGCGTAGCTATCTCCAAGATTCAGCCATAGCGTTCCGTCATCGCGGAGAACCCGCCGGACCTCCCGAAATACCTCGACCATCTTTTCGACGTATTCATCAGGCGTAGACTCTAGCCCCAACTGACCGTCTACGCCGTAGTCTCGCAGGCCCCAGTACGGCGGAGAGGTCACGCAACAATGTACCGACTGTTCTGGCATGGTTTTCAAAACACTTAACGCATCGCCTTGCTTAATCTCCCACACGCAATCACCCCTGCCTTTCGGCTATCTGCTCGAATAGTCATAGCCTAGCGCCTCTTTCATCCTGTTGAGGGTAACCTGGCCGGTCTGGACATTGACAGCGAACATCGGTTTGAAGTTCTCCAGCGCTCGCTCCTGGGCCGGTACCGTCACTTCGCGGCCGAGGATGCGGGCAAAAATAACTTCGTCCGGGACCTGCCACTTGAACCGTTCTCGCTGCTTATAGAGCCAGGCATAAACCTCATACGGTTTGCGGAATAACACGGCTGCCACTTCCGGACACTTGAAACCTCTCAGCAGCATATCTGCGGCAACTTTCTCTTCTACTTCCGACCACTTCCACGACCTCGGCAACCGTTGCTTCCTTGCATACACGGACATCTACATCCCCTCCCCAAACTCCCTAATCTCGATCTCCACCCGTTCTTCCTCTTTGCGCTTTACCTTGTGCTTTTTGACTAGGAGTTCCACTACCTGGTCGTCGTCTTCATAGGTCACGCCATTAAGTCCATCCAATATACTCTTGGAGTAATTGTCCACATCACCGCTTCGCCCTCGAAGAAACAGATGCAACTTCACCGCAATAGGTCCTTTGAGTGGCTTGCATCCGTTGCACTTGGCTACCCACCCGACCAGCTCCTCATATTCCTTCGTTTCTGGCGGCGTGTAGACATATGCCTTCCGGCCGTGGACCCCCAGCCGGGGCCTCGCCTTTGGTACCGGCCGGCCGGGGATGGTGATACTGTAAACGGTCATGGTATCCTCTCCTTTCGGCCTGCATGAAGTCAATGACTATGTTCATCTCCACTTTGCAAGCATATATACTCTGGAGGCAGGATTCGTAGAGCGTCTCCGCAATGTCTCGTTCGAGTCGCAAGCGTGCTATCTTTTCGTCGCCACGGCAAATATCACTCATGATAGTCACCGGCGTGCCACGGGCTCGTTCTTCGAGAATCTTATTTGCTAGCGCTACCCGGTATTCTGCTTCCGTCTTTGCTTTTTCGACACCACGAGTCTCAAGTTCTTTGATGGCGTCGTTCAGTTTGCGTCTCAGTGTCTGCATTTGCTCCATTAGGTCTTGCATGTTGCACCTCCTGCTCCTAGTACAATTTCCCGCCCATTAACTCCCTGACCTCGTCTTCTGTATGACCTAGCCGAAAGTATTTGTCTTGCAGTTCCCGCTTCAACCGCAGGTCTAGTTCTTTTCCGTATTTCCCATGTACTCCATAGTCGCCATGATGACAATTCCAGCATAGATTTATCACGCTTAAATCCGTCTCGCATTGCTTACGCTTTCCACGCCCGTGCACGATATGGTGCCGCTGCACAAGATACGTGCTCCCGCATACCTCACATTTATCGCCGCCGCCTATTGCGTACATTTGCCTGCCTCCTTTAGCTTTGAATATTCTGCAAGCACTTTGTGCGTATACGCTGTTTCTGTTACGCCTTTCGATCTCAAGATTGCCGCGCCGCCAGGCCCACAGTTGTATCGCATGAGCGTTTCGGATAAATCATCGGCCCAACATTGCGCCAAGATGTATACTCCGGCCGTGATATTTTGAAACGGATTATAAGCATTAGTTATGCCTACCTCCTCACCCAGCCATTCCAGATTGCACTCGTTAATTTGCATTAATCCATAGTCGCCAGTACTACTTTTAGCCTGCCAATCGTATTCGCTCTCCACGGCGATGATGGCCAACACCAACTCGGCCGGCACAGCGTATTCTTCGCAAACCGCAAATAAGTGATCCTGCAACTCACGGCTAAGCGGCACGTCGTAATACGTTACTACTTCGGACGGCTCTACTTTTACTGCCACGCTTAACGGCATGCCTTGCGCTAACACTAAGCACGCTGCCAATGCTACGCTTGTGATTCCTTTTGCCATACCATCACCACCACCTTTTCTTCGCCGCTCGCCATCTTCCGAATGCTTAACTCGGTTACCTGCCGATCATCCACATACACAATACCGGACATCCCATCGAGTGTCAAAGCCATCATGCATCTCCTCCAATCTTGAGAGTTTTCATGCGTTTGAACGCTTCTTCTTTTCTGTAGGAGGTCGCCCTGTTCTCCACCAGGACGCACATCTCGAGGAGCCGGTCGATTGTCCGCGCACCTATGCGATTCTCCAAGGTCTCAAGGTCACAGTTGGTTGTTACAATGATGGGTTTGCGCCAACAATATCTCTGGTCAACGATGTAGTAGATCATGCTCTCCGCCCACGATGTTCTGGTCGGTGCTGACTCTACCAGTCTCTCAGCCCCAAGGTCGTCTAAAACCAGTAAGTCGGCATCCAGGAGTACGGCTAGAATCTCCGATTCGCTCACTCGCGAATCCGGCCGGTATGTGTCCTGAATTCGCTTGAGGAGAGCTGGCACAGATCTGAACACACAAGCCTTGCCAAGCGGAATAAGAGCATTCACAATTGCGGCAGCAAGATGTGACTTACCGCTGCCGGGCTGGCCTGTAAAGAGAAGTCCTTCGCCACGTTCTGCCCATTGTGCAAATTCATCCGCATACGTTCTCGCAACTCTGAAGCATTGCTCGGACCCTGGGCGCGGAATCCATGCATCAAACGTACATTCTGCGAACCGCGGACCAAGGTCAGCCAAATCGAAGAGTTTCTGAATGCGTGCTCTGCGCTCTGACTCTTTGCGCTTCAATTCTTCGCGAGACTGTCGTTCGAGTTCACACTTGCAGGTGCCGCGTATGTAGCGCGTCTGACCGAACACTTCGATAACCACAGGCTCGACAATGTTACCGCACTCAGGGCACGTGTATCGGCGATCACCTGAGCACGAGGTCATCGTATTTGCCATGTTGTCCAGTACCTTCCGAATCGGTACCACTTCTCCCATTAGGTTTCACCTCCATCTTCAGCCACTTATCCACCTGACCGTCATTCCGGCAGATAAACTCCGGCGTGGCGTACACTTGACGACGGTCGTTCTCTCCGCAGTGAAAAGGAGAGGCTCGAATATTCTTCATAGCCGTAACTAGCTCGTCCACGGTGAAGGTCTTAAGACGGGCTTGGATCTTGCGCTTGCGGTCAGCAGTGAGGGTAAGAGGCCTGGCCCATAAATCAGCGAAGATGCGGTTGTACTCGTCCATCACTCGTTGGACATCTTCGCTGTTGTTGCCACACTTCTGCTTTTTCTGTTTTTCAGTGACCGTACGGTCGTCAACAACACAACCCGCATCGTCCGATGCGGAAGCTATTTTCTCTTTCTTTTCTTTTTCTATTTCTATTTCTCTTTCTATTTCTATTTGGTCACCGTACGGTGACCGTACGGTGACCGTACGGTCACCGTAAGGTTCGCCTACGATGTACCTGCCCGCACTTCTTGGTGTTTCTCCAGGTTGCCATGTAATCCAAGTAGGCAGCGGCACTTCAGGAGGAGCCGGGGATCGGAGGCTTTGGTGCTTGTGGAAGTTTTTGAGATAGAGGCACTTCTTGCCCTCGGCTTCGTACGGGATCAGCTTGCCGAGTTCGATCAGCTTGTCCCGATACCGCTGAAGAAAATCAAGGTCAACATCCAGGTCGGCCGGGTACAAATGTATCTTGAACGCCAGGAGATCATCCTCTAGGCAGCCGGAGTCATCAGCCAGTTGAATGAGGCCGATATAGAACATCCGGCCATCACGATCCAGGTGTCTGATTAACTCAGTATCTGTCCAGAATGCAGCTTTGATAATTCGGTTGTGCATCCTCATTTCGGCTCCTCCTTTCGGTCCGTCACAGGCTATTACCCCGCCCCGTCGTCGAGCCAGTGCGTTCTGGCTCACCCACACCACCCACCTTGCCTTCCGTCACGAACGGGGCAGGGGCATCCGTTAACTAGCCTTGGAGCGGTCGTTGTTCCATCTCCAGCTGTTCGGCGAGCTGTTCTATCCGGTAGCAAACAGCATCATATTCCGTCTTAGGCACCTCCTCGGACCTTTCAAAGCCATGTTCTTTGAGCGCCTGCTTGACGATGTCGGCGCTGCCCTTTGCCAGGGCCCACATCCGATTCACTTGCTTGCGGGTTATGGTGCCGTCTTGGTCATAGCGTCGTTGTTGCTTGCTCTCATAGACAGGGGCCCCTACAAAGTCCACCATATCCTCAATGTCTTGGGTGAAGATGTCGGACAGCGATCCCACGAGTAGCGCAGCATCCACCAGTGCTCTCTTCTTAGCCATCTTGAGCACTGTGTTATCCAGTGTGTATGGGTCCCCCTTCCGGTACTTTGCTTCCCGGGTATTCGCTGCACCGAGGCCCTCCGTGATGATCTTGTCGCCATAGAGCAGCCTGCAGCGGATCTGATACTCGAAAAAGCCCTTCTCGAAGTCTCTTGTGCTGTCTACGATGTCAAACTCCGACCTCAGGCCGAGCAGCATAAGGATTTTCTCAGCCCCCGGCTTATAAAGTGTAGGTTTGTCGGTGTTGGGTATCACGCCGTAGTCGTGACCTTCGACGAAGCTTTGTCGGATGATTTGCTGAAACTGACGTATCTTCGCCATCGTGGCCTGAACCTGTTGAAGCTGCACGTTATCGATAATTGCAATACTCTTGTCCTTGTCCTTGTCCTTCTGAGACATTTGTACTCCCCCTCTCATTTGATTGAAAAACGCCGGTATGTGCTTTGCCGTACAAACTGTTCGTAAATGTCAGGATACTCCTTTTGCAAAGCCTTGGTGTCTAGTCGCTTTGAAACAACGTTCTGCCAAATGACCGTCCGCCCGTGGATGCTGCCTCTTTCTGCCGTTCCCAGCATGTCTTTTAGCTTATTTACCGCCTCATCCTTGATGAGCTGTATCCGCTTTTCTTCCTCGCAAGCTCGCTCATATTGCTGAATAAGCTCGAATGCCTCGAACGGCAACTCAACTTCCTTGCCTTTTTCCGCTTCGGGATATAAGCGTTTGATAAGCTCGGCGCTGGCCTTTGTGCCATCTATCGGAGGCGGAATTCTGGTCTCCACCAAGTTCCAAAACTCCTTTTCAGATTCGATGAGTTGACGGATAAAATACTCGTCCCTGGCAATTTTGTAATACTTGAATTCCTGCCCTCCGATTAATACAGCAACATACCAAGCTTTATACCCGGTAACTGCCATGTAGTGCTGCACCTGTGGTATATAATACTCGGGCACTCCCATTGCCCAATCATCTGCTGAATATTGGCCTGCAGTCTTGCACTCAAGGCCTGCTTTGTGGCCAATTACCAGCCTGTCCACATTAGCTATCATGAAGCGATGTTTTCTGTGCTGCAATATGGCGTTTCTTCTGCGTACTTTAAGTCCGGTTCTGGCCATGAATTCCCTGGCAACGATGTCTTCCAGCATGTTCCCCCAATGCATCTTCTCGTTATCCGGTTCATCGTCTGCTGAAAACTCCCCGGTCTTTTCCAGCCATACGTCCATTGGAGTCTTCCAGGGATTAAGGCCTAAAATTGCTGCTGCATCTGATCCGCCGATCCCTTGCCGGCGTAGCTCAAGCCATTGTTCGCGGGGCATGTCCAACGTTTTAGCAAGTTCTACTGCGGTCACTCTTCCACCCCCAGCGCTTCTTCTATTGTCTTGACCTCAGGGTCTATATACTGCACCAAACATTCCCATTCTGCATGAATGATGTCGCCATTTACGCAGTATACATCCTCACCTGGATATATTTCTCCGCCGCATCCTTCACAGTAAGCCATGACTTCAGCGTCCTGCGGGTCTGGCAGCCCTTGCGAAAATC